TCAGTCATAACTATTTCCCCCATTATGGCCACCGACTAATGATGCACGGTTAATCGCTGTTCCGCCAGTATCTTTCGACATGGCCCGCATAACTGCGGTTGTACCAAACCGTTTTCGTAAGTCGTCCACTACCTTATCAATCTTGTTGGTTTTGATTTGCGTTTCAGGTTGTGCGAATAGATTGAGTTGAATACCCACATCATCAATCAAGCCACCGTAGTCAATACCAATGTTACGAATGACTTCACCGTTCCAATACTTCTCAAACAACCCCACCATTGTCTTCATGAGTGTTCGCGTGTCATTTGTCGGACTAATTCGCATCTGCTTTCTAAAGCCGTGACTGCCACGTTCTTCGCTCTCAGCAAATGAGTAACCGATTGATAAACTTACAAGGCTTGTTTGTTTTTTGTGGGATCTAATTCGTGATGCTACTTGATCAGCCATTTCACGAATAACGATTTCAATCTCTTCGCGTTTGCGATAATCACGTGGTAACACCTGTGAATTACTATATGACTTACTCTTTGAAACAACCTTTTCGGTTAAGTCAGAACGGTCAATCCCCCATGATAAGGCATACAACTGCTCACCCATTAGTCCCATTTTTGATCTAAAAATATAAGGGTCTTGATGTGCTAAGTCATACATCGAATAAATACCCATATCATTTAGTTTCTTTGACGTGCGCCTACCGATGCTCCATATATCAGTGAGTTCAGTTATTGGCCAAAGCTTTTCAGGTACGTCCTCATAGTGCCACGTGGCCATCAAGTTGTGTGCCTTCTTAGCTTCAATATCCAGTGCTATTTTAGCTAATACTGGTGAGTCACCAATACCAACGGATAAGTAAATGCCGGTCTCATTTCTCACACGTTCTTGTATTATTCGAGCTAAAAATTGTGGTGTATCACCAAAGAATTCCCATGTATCAGTGACATCTAGAATTGACTCATCTATCGAATAAGGTAGTACTTTGTCTTCGGTAGTATACTCTCGATAGATGCTATTAATTTTCAGGTTTTCTTTGATATACAGATTCATTCGTGGTGGTGCAATGATCAAGCTTTTGTCCTGTGGTACATCACGTTGTCGCATAACATTGCTCACGCCTAGTTTTTTCTTAGCCATTGGCGATGCAGCAAGTACCAGACCCCCGTTTGTGTTTTCCTGTTCAGACATCACAACCAGTATTGACTTCAAGGGATTAAGACCCCGCTCTACACTTTCCACGCTTGCATAGAAGCTCTTTGAGTCAATCAAAAAGAACGCACGGCGTTTCTCTAAATTGTAGTCGTATTCAGTCTTTCCCATGCCATCGCCTCGAACAGTTGTTGTACAATTCATTATACGAACAAACGTTCTTATGTGCAAGTTTCTAATTGGTTACAAACAAAAACCACCCAACCAGATTATCCAGTTGGGTGGTTTTTAATCAGCATTATTTACTTTTTTAAATCTTCAAACTTTTCTTTAACTTCTTCCTTTACATCGGAAAATGTTTCCTTTACTTTTCCAAGTACACCTTGGGCCTTACCCTCTGCCTCACGTGTCTTGTCCCCGGTAACTTTGCCTTCTACTTCTTTTGCCTTACCAGCAACTTGGTCTTTGCCGCTATCAAACTTTTCTTCGACTGACATAATAATGATCTCCTTAGATTTTTATTTAATGTTACAAGTTTATGATACCACTGTTTGTTAAATAACGCCGAGTGTATGCACAAAAAAACACCCAACAGGATAATCCAGTCGGGTGTTTTAGTTTATTCAGTTTTATCTGGTTTGCTGAAACCGTTAGCGAATCCATCAATAATTGAAGTAATTGACTTCGTGGCTGTTTCGTTCAAGCCGGTTGATGCAAAACCAGCCCACACGCCAAGTACAACATCTTGTACAAGTTTGGTGTCGTGTGTGTAGAACGATAGCGCTACTGCTACCAACGCACCGACAACAACCGCGATCAGTGGCAAGAGATGATTAGCGACCTTAGTTGGCTTTAAAACTTGTACCACGAGCCAAGTTACTAGCAAAATTGCGATATTAGAATCTACGTTAAATGTCATTTTATCTCCTTATTTAATTGTTGCGAATGACTTCATCATCCACACTGGTTCACCATTCATTTGCACTTCAACTGCCGTAGCTGTTTGGCTTAGCACCTTATACTTGCCGTCAAGCGTAAAGTATTCCATACGTCCGTTGTTTCCTTGAATGTATTGATTACGTAGCTTGTGACCGTATTTATCAGTCAAAGTAATAGCGCCGACAGGCATATAGTTGTTGTAGTCAATGACCGGAATACCCATGTCTTTGTTGACACCATAATACTTATCTTGCCACTTCTTCCAAACATCAGCCACATACACGCCACTAAAGGTTGCGTATTGCGTTTTATCGGCAGTAGCTGCTGGTTGTTCGTCAGTTGGGCGGTTAGTTGGCTTAGCTACGTCTTCCGCTGGCGTGTTGTTATCCAGCGAACCAACCACCATGACATTGCCATCAACACCGAAATGATTATCTGCGTACTGCCAAATCTTCACGTTAGAATAGTTTGGGAAGTATTGCATAGGTGGCGTTGCTTGATGCGCAGTGGTCGAGTACCAAGCTAACCACAAAGCGTTTGGATAACGTGCGTTGATACGGTTCAAATCAATGTTCGCATTCACATAATAAGTACCAGAATAAAGCATTGGCTTATAACCAGCAGCGTAAATCTGATCCATGAACGTCAAAATAGCTGTGGTGTTGTTAGCCTTGTTAGCACCAGCACCCGCTTCATAATCTAATGCAATGTAACTGCCCTTAGCTAATCCTGCGTTCTGTGCGTCTTGTACAGCTAGTTGTGCGTGATAACTTGCTTCACTCACTGAATCACCAAACTCGCCCCAGAAATAACCACCAGTTTGCATACCAACGGCATCAGCGTTATGAATTTGTGCGTAGGCTTTTGGATTCACATAATGCGAACCCTCACCACCGCCTCGTCCGCCTAGCTTAACCATAGTAAACTTATCACCATAACTCTTAAACTGGCTGAAATAGCTTGTTGTTGTGCCTTGATAACTGGCAACGTCAATACCTAATGTATTGGCTGATACACCTGAAATCGTGGCAACTAAAAAGGCAACTGCTCCAATAGAAGCAATCACCCATCGTTTTAATTTATTCAATTATCATACCTCCTACTTATCGTTTTTATTAAACAACGTGTGGATCTGTTCACCGTGAGTAGCCAAAGTAACATCATGTTGACTAAGATGTTTACTAATCTCATCAATTTCAGTCTGACTTTTCGACAGCGCTGTGTTTAATGTTCCAAAGTTTCCGTTTAATTCACTGATTTGCGCGCTCAACGGATTAACTATCCAAACCTTTACAACCGCCGTCAAAACAGTAACTACTGTACTACCCACCGCTATCCACCCTAAAACGTCATGTGGGAATTCCATATTATACCTCCGTTGTTTTCGCCGGAGCTTCTGCGATAAGTGCTTGAATTTTCTTCTTAGCTGCCGCAATAATTTCGTCTTCTGTGGCGGTTACAGTAATACCATCATCTGACGTTACTTGTAGATTTCCGTTTAAACTGTTTGGGAACTGACCAGAATTAAATTGTACCGATACGTATCTCAATACTTCTGTTTTATCAACAAAATTCGTTACTTTTTCATTCACTGTAATATTCATAATTATTTCTCCTCTTCTAATGCACTTAACAAAATATCGTATGCTTCTGCGTCTTGATTGCTCAACTCTTTGTCATAACTTTCAAGCGCAGTTTTTAAACGGTTAAACTGGTCTTGTGTAGTTTCTGTAAACACCGTCGACTCTTCGTGAAGCTCCAGCATAGCTTTGTTGAAAGCCGCTTTATCATCTTGTCGCTCCTTGTCGAACTTAACTGCACCGTCTTGTAAAACCTTACCGCCATACTCTTTCACCAAATCAGACTCATCTGATTGCATCTCTTGAAACGCTTCTGCAATGGACTTATTGAGTTTTGTTCTGGCTCGTGATACAGCACCTACAAGGCTTGCACCGTTCAAAAAGTTATACACCTTGATTAAATCTTGTTTCTTAATGTTCATGTTGCTCTCCTTTTTATAGATCAATAGCTATCGATTTCTCGACAGTTCCATCACTTCTTATGGAAGTGGGTATGCGTACAGTGCGTCCTACTAGTATTGAAAAGAAACCTCCTGCTTTAGCCCCATTCACATTCCCTACATACAAATCATCCAAAATAGTTACACCTTGGTTAAACATGGGCATCAACTTGGTATCGGGTACCACCATTATTGATACGTGACCCGCATTAGTTGTGTTACCAAATTCAAGGTTATTAGCACCCGGTGACTTAATAGCTAAGTAATCGAACCCAACTCCGTTTTCTTTTCCTGTTCTTATTTCCATACCGTGAGCCGCAACTTGACCTGACTTACCTTTTATTGCGTCTGTACCATAATGGGCAATAGCGTAACCATATCGTGAATCTGCGGTCTCAAAAGTTATTCCAGTTTTATCAAAAATCGTATCAAATCCATTTGCACTGAACCCCCCGATTTGCATACCATCCGAGGTAATTGATGTTGACTGATATTTACCGTTCCAATTAGACTGAATGAAGTTAGAAACGTTGCCGGTAAGACTGTTGACGTCAAGGTTAATGATGTTGACATCTTTCGCGTTCAATGTCCCAGCGGTGATGTTTGTTGCATTGACTTTAACAGCGTTGACCTGCTTAGCCCAAAAATTACCGTCAACCGTTGTATCAGCTGTGATCGCTAAATTCTTACCAGCAATTTGAACACCAGAACTATCCTGATTGATTAAACTAATAATCTTACCATTGTTGTCAGTCAGTGCTGAACTTATCTGTGTTGCCGTTTGTTTCTGAATACTTGAAGCTAACGTGCTACCTGCGATGATAGACGTTTTGCTCAACGCTGTTTGAAAGTCGGACGAGATGTTGCCGCTTGAATCACGCACAAATTTTGATATGTCGTCTGCGGTGATTTTCACTTGTGAAACAGCTTCGGTTAGCTCACCAGTTTTCTTGTCATAATCTGTTTTACTAACTTTTTCAGTGATAGCGTTAGCAGTTCGTTCTATACTGCTTTCAGCGTCATGAACTCGTTTATCATTGCTTGTCTTATAATCACTAATGGTGCGTAAAGACTTATCTGCGGTATCTTTGGCTTCATTTATGTTGCGTAATAATTCACCAGTCTTTTGGTCATAAACAGTTTTAGAAACTTTTTCATTGATAGCATCAGCATTGAGTTTTATGGCGGCCTGTGCTTTGGTAATTACACCGTCTGTACTTGTTAATTTACCAACTGCCGCTGATGCTTCATCAGCAGTTAGTTTTACTTTAGCTATGGTACTGTCAACATCTTCTGGAGCCGGAGACCAGTCAGTTGGCATGTTCCCCAACTCTAATTTTGGTAACTTGACATATACATCAAGTGCTTGTGTCGTATCTGCCCCAGCGCCAAAGTAGATAATAATAGCCCCTGTTGATACAGCAGTTCCTGTTGATGATAATCTAGTCCACTCTGATGGGATAGGCCCTTTTGGTTGTGTTTGATTAGTAGAGCCTTCAGCCCCAAACTCCAGTAACATCCCAGTTCCCTTTATATCAATGGACATAGCCCACTTGTCACCTTTAACTAAGGGCTTACTTGTGTTTGATGTTTGGAAAAAGTAGATGCCCCTACCACCTGTTACTGGTGATGGTGCTGTGATATGCCACATGTTAGTGGTATCGTCAAATGTAACCTTGGTACTACTACCGTTACCGTTATTTTCTACATCCCATAACTTTTTAGAGTTTAGGAACAGGTTACGCCCACCAACTGATAGATTATCAACTTTTGTAGCGGTTGCCTCAAAACCTTTTGCCGTCTGTTGTAGTGTGCTAATATATCCTGACTGTTTGTCTTGTGCAGTTTTCAAATCACTGACGGTAGATTTAATCTCACCTGCAGTGTGTTCTATTTCTGCTATTTTAAAGTCTCGCTTACCATCAGCTTCTTTTATGTCAGCAATGGTTTGTGCAGACCGATCAGCAGTTTGTTTAACATCATTTATGTGTGATGATAAATCGCCAGTCTTTTTGTCATAGTCAGTTTGTGAGACCTTTGTTTCAACTAAACCTAAAGCTGTAGTAGCGTCTGTTTGCGCTTTGCGAACTTTTCCGTCGTTAGTCTCCTGATACTGTGTGATGGTTTCTTTGATTTTGTTATCTTTAGTTGTGTAGTCTAGCACAACATCTTCAGGTGCCGGAGACCAGTCAGTTGCTATATTGCCTGTTTCTAACTTAGGTAACTTGATGTATACATCTAACGGGCTATTTGTGGTCTCAAAGTATATGTTCAGAGTCTTATATTGAGATTCACCAACATGCCCTGTTTGACTAATCCGTGACCACTCACTTCCAATAGTACCTTTGATGGGGTTTCGGTTACTATCTTCTATACCAAACCGCACAACCTTACCCGTGCCTTTAATATCGGCACTATAAGACCAATCTGAGTTATTAGGTATTTTCCCACCAGCATAGTCCCAAATATAAATACCGACACCTGTACCAGGCCTCTGTGGAGCTACAATATGCCACATATTAGTAGTGCTATCAAAAGGCTCTACCGTCACCGTCACGTCGCCATTTGTGCCATAACCATCTGCCAACACCCTAGAGTTTAGGTATAGGTTGCGACCACCGACACTAAGTGCATTAATGGTGTCATTAATATCACTCTTAGCTTGATTAACATAGGCTTGTGCTTGTGAATTAGCAGTAGCTACCGCTTGTGACGCTTCACTAGCAATGCTTTCCATTAAATCTGTTTTAGCATCAGACAAGGCGTTCTGCGCTCGACTGAATAGAGACGTTGCTTCACTCTTAGCATTCGCCTCTGCTGCATTTGCTAGTGAAGCTGCCTGTGACTTTGCTGTTGCAATATCACTTGACAGACCTTGCTTCACTTCATCAGTGTGTGCTTTGGCTTGTGATACTGCGTCATTAACAGCTTTATCTATATCATCAGCGGTGGTTGGCGAAACAATCAACTCCCATATATTGCCATTCCAACGATGTATTTCAGTACCACCATCTGGCGACTCTTTGAAAAATACATCTCCAACCTTGGGATTAGCAGGCTCTGTGTTACCAAACGTTGTGCTAGGTCTACCGATTTGGTTAATCGTCCACTGTGTTTGACTACTAGTAGTGTCTGCAACAGCATTCAAACTGTTGAGTTGTGAAGTGATACTATTTGAACTTAAATCATCACCAAGTGACAACTCTGTTTGGTCTGGTGACAACAGATCATACTTAACTTCAAACACACGTGTCTTATAGCTCAAATCTCTATCACCGTGCATGATTAAGACTGTATCACCAAGTGATAGCCCACCAACATCAGCAACCGTAGCCGAATACTGAATTTGTGGGTGATTAACAGATTGAAGAGTTTTGTATGCTGAATTGATTAAAACATTGATATCATCAATATCATCATAAGTTTGTAATAACAACCTAGCGTTACCATTAATCTGTCCCCATTCAGCCGTAGCGTCTGGGTCTGATAGAACGATTGAGCCTTTTGGCTTATCTAATGGTTTACCAGCTGACCTCTTCCATTCAACATCAGCAATGTTAATTCTGCGACCGTAGCCGTCTGGTGTGTCGGCATCTCCGTTGTCAATTTCTTTACCCTTACCACGTGGCAGGATAGCCGTGTATATACCTGAAGTATCGCTTTGACGTTCAACTGTAAGTAGGTTTGAACCACTTGCAAACACCTTTGATGTATCTGCTGCCTGACGTGCTAGATAGTCCATATAACGACCGCTGATGGCGTTTCCTTGTATCTCAATATAAAATACAATCTCACCGCCTAGCAGGTCTACAACTTTGCTGATTGCGCCTAATCGGTCAACGTAATAGAAATTAGCTGTCGCTGTGCCAGAAACGTTGACGTTGTTTAGCTCCCAATTAGACCCATCAAGTGCAATTTTCATCAGATTCAATGCACTCTGATTATGTGGTCGCTTATCTTCAATATAACCATCGGTAGCCAGCTCTTGATAAGCCAACTCATAGGCTGAATAGTCAATTGTTTCAGTGTTATCAACACGTTCGGTCAAACGCAACATAATAAACTTGCTGTCGTCTAATGGGTGAGGTGTCGCCACATACTTTGAACCGCTTGGCAACGCCTTGCTTGCAGGTAGTGAGAACTCAAACGTTGTTGCCGTGTTAATTTTAAAGTTTAGATGTGCTGCTGTGAAATCATCATTGGTCAGCACTTTTATAATTGCTTGTTTTTTATCAAAAATATAAATCATAGTGCTTTCACCCGATAAGACAACACAATTGAACTTGCCTGTGTACTAGTAATCTTCGTACCATTTTTAATCTTGGCTTCAAAAATATCACTGTTGTTGATGTCGATTGTTGCATTAACTGACTTTTTAACATTGGTGCTTGGCGTTAATTCCGTGATTACCTTTTTTGTGTAGTCAATTGTGTATACATTAGCCGCCTTAAACGAGCCAACTAATGTCAACGTGTAACTGTCAACTGTTAGAACGATTTTAGAGACGTCCGCCTTGTTGGTTAAGACAATCGTGTCAAATCCCTGTGCAAAGCTTAAAGACGTGTCAGAAACGCTTATAGACGTTGTACCTGATACACTCTTAGTTGCGCCATACTTGTATGGGTCTGACATTGTAATTTCAAAAACACCCGTTGTTGATAGTTGACCTGCATTATCCAATTTGTTAGCAGTTACTGTGCCGTATCTCGTGTAATTAGGTTCATCTGCAAAATTAAAAGCGACCTCATTGCCTTGCAGATACTTGTTTAAGGTATCGTTTAAGGTATTGAAATCGCTATTTGTTTTAGCTGAAACCATGTACTTCACGCTAATTTTGTTTGATTCTATCCGTGATGATAAAAATAAGTCACCGTCTGCCAGTCCAGTAGCTGTGGATAATGACCTTGTGAAGCTTGACCGCCCCTCAACATTGAGTGTTTGGTAGCCCACTAGCTCACTATCCAGCTTATGACCGTTGAACGTGATAGATTCACTCGGTAATGAAACTGCCGCAGTCCCAACGGTCAGGTCTGTAAATTCATATAAGCTCAATGTGTGTCCTCCTTTCTGTTATAGTTGAACACTATTATTTCTTTTTAATAGCGCTGTTTTGCCCTGTTGATTGTTAATGTCATCAACATAAGCAGTGTAACCGTGCTTATCAAATCCGATTGTGATGTTGGCTGGTTGTGTTGTGCTTGTATGATCTAATGTCATCACGCTTGAGTATGAACCACCAATATTATTATTCAAAGCATTAATTGGGTCTCCAATGGCATTTGTCGCTAGATTACCAACGTTTGTTGCTGCGTCTAAAATACTACCAGCCATGCCACTGACGTTTTTCTGTACTGTTTTGAAGTTATCAACCAGTCCGGCATTTAAACCATTCATGATTGCGTTACCAGCTGGGATAAGCAACTTACGGTCATATTGAATAGGACCTTTGTGATTTGCAATCCAACCAGCGACGCTGCCAACAAAGCCCATAACTCTTCCCCAATTAGTTCCTTGAAGTCCGCTTAGGAATCCTCCCATAATTGATTCACCGTTTCCGCTTAAATCGGTAGTGCCAACGCCGTCAGCAACCTTATTTCCGATGTTGTTTCCCGCATCTTTGGCATCTGTCTTTCTAGAATTTACTCCATCAGCCGCAGACTTTCCTAAATCTGAACCAGATGTTTTTGCGTCACCTTTTTTACCTGCTATGGCTTTTAATGCTGAGATTGCACTGTTTCCACCTGCGTCTTTAAATGCAGCCACGCCATTATCTGAAGCACTTTTGGCCGAGGACTTTATAATATCGGTAGCAGCGCCAACGGCATCATACTTTTGTCCGGTTACGCCGGCTATAAGTGCCTTGAGTATTACACCACCTATTTCATTAAATGCAGTAGTATAAGTTGCTACCGCCGCAATCATGCCCGCAATAATTGCACCAGTTAGCTCTATAATATAGGGCATTATTTGGATTAAAGCCTCAGCAAGCTCTCCTAACATTGCAGCAAATCCGGCAACAAGTTGCGGAGCATTATCACCAACTGCCTTTAACATTGCCAAAATAAGGTTTGTAACTGATTCAGCTATCGCCGGTATGTTTTCAGTTATTTTTCCTATAATCGCAATCAACAAATCGACGATTTTCTGAACAATTTGTGGAATATAGGTTGTCATCTGCGTCAGAAAGTTGATTAGTATCGTAGCGAATTGAGAAACAATAGTTGGACCGTAAACAATAACCTGATTTAAAAACGTTACAAGCATATTCAATAGCGCCGCCGAAATAGTAGGCATGTTATTTGCTAGTGTTGTAATAAACCCTGTCAACATAGTTGCAAAACCAATTCCAATCGCCCCCATAGTTGTTACAATTTGTGTAAAGCCAAGGTTTGTATTGTTAAGCGCTGTTATCAAAAGTGCTAATCCAGATGCTGCTATACCTATACCTGCACCAGCTGCTAGGATAGCCACGCCAAATGCCGTAATACCGACGGAACCAGCTGTCAAAGCTGGTGCGAATAGCGCGAACGCAGCAACAACAGCAACTATCGAAACAGTCATAGCTGTGATTACATTTAATCCATCTTGTCCGGTTCCTGCTAGCTTTGTAAATCCTAATGACATTAGTCCGATACCGGCAGCCGCTAATCCAACTCCTGCACCTATTTCCAATATAGCCGTAGCAATTCCCATTAATTTAGGGCTTGCACCGCCTGATTTTTTTCCAAGTCCACCAACACCTGCGGCAGTTTCTGTTAGTGGTTTTTTTACATTTTTTACTGTTTTAGAAACAGAATCTAGACCACTTTTGAATTTTAGAAAACCACCCAATAAAATACCACCGCCGACAACACCTCCTAAAATTCCTAACGATGTTTTCAATGCGTTTAATGCATCTGTACTTTTTGGTATTTTATTGGCTAAATCACCGATCTTTTTCGCTAATTTGTCAACGAAATCATGAAAGGGTTTTATATTAACATATGCTTCATAAAAAGCTGTAGCCAATAGAACGATAATTGCAACAATCGGGTGTCTATAAATAGCCGAAAACGCAGAAGCTACACCATTTGTTGCTTTTGTTAGAGCCGTTACTCCCACACTTGCGGTAATAAATCCAGCCCCCAATCCAACAATTAAGGGAGCTAAATTTTTTATAACTGGCATTAATTTACTAAATATGTCAGTAACTATTGGTATTACTTTAGTAATTGTTCCATTAATTACATCAAAAACGCCATTTATACTCCCTTTTAATTTGTTGATTAAATCAGCAATTCCGCCTAGCTTGGCGTTTTTAAGCCCATTATCAATAGCTGTTAATGTTCCAGCTAAACCTTTTGTGACAGCCGTTCCTAAGTTAGTGAATGAGGTTTTAATTCCAACACTGTTTTTTCTTGCTAATGTTGCGAACCCGTTTTGTCCTTGATCCAACTCAACAAATTTCTTATTCAAATCATCAATCGTGATTTGTCCTGATTGAAGTGCCTTAAACAAATCTTGCTCGGCTGCTTTACCTGTGAAACCAAATGCGTTCGCTGTTTTTCTAAGCGCAATAGGCATTGTTTCTTGTAATGTACGCCATGATTGCATATCAACCTTGCCAGTAGCTAACATCTGCGTGTACTGTTGCATTCCACGTGATGTGTCGGCAACGCTTGCACCTGAAGCAAGGAATGCGTCATTTAAAGCTAATGCTGCTTTAGCGCTTGATGTAGCGCTACCTGTTAATGGTGCAAACTGTTGAGCAGCACTTGTAATTTCATTCAATGATGTTGGCAGTCCGTCAATTCCATTACTCAACAACTTCATTGATTTTCCGGTATCTTGTGTAGAATATCCCAACGCTTTCATCACGACAGGATATTTGTTCAAGGTATCGAAACGATCTACGGCATTACCAACGTTACTTGTAACCTCAGACAGCGCCTTACTAACAACAGCCGTTGCAGCACCAGCCACAGCACCAAATTTAATCATGCCCTTTCCGCCAATACCTGTTGACTTGGTTGTATTATTACCAAATGAATCTGCTGCTCTAGTCGCTGATTCAAAAGTCTTGCTGAAATTCTTATCAACCGCAGATAAAACAGCTTGCACTGAATAACTTTCCATTTATTGTCCTCCTTTCCTCTTTTGTTTTAATTCTTGCAGCTTTGCGAAACGCTGTTGAATAAGCGCCTCTTCTTCTCGTTTACGTGTCAATTCGGAAGTGTAATCACTTTCAAAACTTGCACGTATTTCATCTTCTTGTTCTGCTGTATTGTAGAAATCACTAAACTTTTGATAACGTGGCTTAGGGTGCTTGTCGCCCCCTTTGGTAGCCTGTACAGTTTGGTTATACCAAGCGTGTAAAGCTATATCTTCACGTCTTAAAGCCTGTTTAATAGCGTATGCTTCCATAGCTAATTGATAATCAGGTAACGTCATAGTCTCGATTTCGTACATTTGATACACAGAAAAGCCTAGACGAGTAAGGCTGTTCAATACAATTTCATGATATGTTTGCTCACTAGTTTTGTATTCTTTTGTGTCCTCATCATCTAGGCTTGTGCGTTTTTTAAAGCCACCTTGATTGCATTGGCTGCTGACATTTCTTTAGTTACATCATCAAACAGCTTTTCAAGGTCACCATCATAGTCATCAATAAAGTTATCGACATCATCTTGTGATGGACGGAATGCTTTGTTGGTTGAAGCAGCTGAATAAATAACATCTGCCAATACGGCTGGGTCTGCTGTGTTAAGTGCTGGGATAGACTTTGTAAGTCCCATACCAAATGAAGCACCATTCACGTCAAGACCTGCCACCTTATCCAATTCACGAACAAACTTCACGCCAAACTTCAACTCTACTTCTTTATTGTTGATTTTAACTTGCATAATTTCTCCTTTTATCGTCTCACTTCAATCGTCTCTGTCCTTGTGTTATTTAATCAATGTCCTACGGCTGCTATACTGCAGTTGACGTAACGGACGGAGCGCCATTCACGCCGCCGTCAGTCTCTTTAACCCAAGCTTTACCGCCATTGGTTTCTTTAAGACCGGTACCTGCAACTTTATCCAAGCCGCGGAATACATAGTCAACGTCACTTGACTGTTGTTCTGTTAGTGCAGTCCAGCCGCGCTTTGGTGTACCGTCAACAGAGAATGTAACATCACGAGTTGAGTTATCATCAGCATCGTTGTCATTGCTGTCTTCTGATACAGATGCTTGTACATACCATGAGAAATACTTGCCATCTGCATTCTTGCGGTCTTTGTGCACGATCCAAAATTCCATCTTGTCGCCATCTAGCAAACTGTCATAGAATGCGTCGGCAATCGCTGATGTGTTGTTAATAAACTCGATTTCAAGGTCTGTTGAAACACTTGATTGTGTATTAACGTTGCCATCTTTTGTCACAGTTGAGTCACTGTCTCGTGATGGGTCAAATGACAATGATGTTTGCCATGGGATAAGGTCGGCTGGCTTCTTTGCAGCGTCACTCAATTTGCGTGCGAACGCTACTGCGTTGACACCTTTTAATGTTGATAATGCCATTAAATAATCTCCTTTAATCTACTGTAAATTCTAGTTGTATGTTAGCGCGCTGATACGTTGTATTTGGCACTGATGTATCAATAGACATCTGCATGCTTTGCTGGTTTGCTTGTCCATAAAATGTGTAGCTGTCTGTTTGAATATATCCAATCGCCATATTGTAAATGTAATCAGCTATTTCACTAACTTTTTTGCGTTGTTTCTTACTGCCCCATACGTCGATTGTTAAGAACACATGGTCATTGCGTGAATACTTGGTTGTTGCACTGGTTTGTTGTGTGTTACCAATCACCACAATTGGATAATCAACCGGTTCATCTTCAAGCGGTAAATAATCATAGACGTTGTAGCCGTCACTCTGTAACAAGCCGTAGTAAGTATCGAACAATATTTTTTGTGGACTAATCATGTGAGTAACTTCTCCAAATCCGACTTAAATACCGTCTTTTGTTTGTTGAACACGGGTTTTAGCAATGGTTCAGCAGCCATGAAACGAGTACCCAACTCGGTATATTGGTTATACTCCATACCTAAGCCAGTTACACCACTCATACCGCTATCCTTGAATGAAATACCAATGCTTTTCTTTGTATCGCCGGTTGAATACCCCTTTGTATATACACTTGAAGCATTAGACATAGCCTGTTGCTGCATTTGTGTGGTGTTACGTTTGACAACACTCTTGATGTCACCAGCCGATGCACGAGATAACAGTTCTTTACTTAACTTATCAACGCCAGTAACAGAAAAACTTATATTACTCATTCATCTCACCTACAATCAGCGTGTTATTCTTCAATGGCTTCCTAGTTGTAATAGGCTTATATTTCTGTGCTAAGCCGTTTACAGTGAGGTACGCCCATTTATAGTCAACGTCATTTACAAGCCGTATAACAATGTTTTTGGTGGTGATGTCGCCGAAGTCTTGCACGCTGGTTTCTGTTCCTGTTTCAGTAACATTAGCTATTGCTTCACCAACCAATTCAGGGCCGCCTACATAATCACCAACCTTTGGATCATAGTGTTCTTTGCCCTCTGAATAAAACTGAATATTATCTGGAAATCTCATATCGCCACCTATAAAAACAAAAAACGACCTGAATTGTTATCTTTCACGCCGTTTTCATCTTTCCAAGCATCAATATCATTTGCGAACTCATCAAAATCATTTGCGCTAAACGTAATGCTTTGTCCCTCTTGTGTATACGAACTCATGCCCTCGTTAGCAAGCCGATTGTAGCGCTTTACAGACACTTCAAGTGCAATATAGTCTAAGACATCAGGGATAGAGACACTAGCCTTTAAACCTAATTTAAATGACAATGCTTGCGTTGTGTTTTTGATAATAAGATTGAGAATATCATCACGCTTATTATCTTTGATTTGTAGCATAGTTTTTAAATCGCTAAGTTCCAAATCATCACCTCCTTAATAGCCGCCCCTTACAGTATTGTTTATTTATTAAGCGACATCATGTGACTATTCTGTCACCGTAACAGCAACACTAGCGTCTGAAGCATTGGTTGGGTTTGCAGCAGTCACTTGCTTATTTGCACCAACTTTAATTGTTGCTGTCTTTTGACTTAATGTAATACCATTAGCTTCAGCCTTTTGCTACAACAACCTTTGTTGGGTCGTACAAGTAAGCTGTGTAATGTTCATCGGCAGTCAACACAGTAGTCTTGTTGATGATGTTGCGTTGATTTTCCACTTCTGGCTCGCGCTTCAAAACCAATTTCAAAGCTGGAACACTTGGGTTTACCTTAATGTAGATAGCTTGTCCTGCTGTAACCTTGTTAGATTCGATAATTTGCACGCCAAGCACTTCAAACTTAGTACCATTTACCAAAGCATTTTGTGCAACGTCTGAACCTGTACCCTCTGCACGCGCTGCCTTGCGCAATGCTGCTGCGTCTGCTGGGTTAAACAATCCGACAACAGGTGAGTCGTCTTGATCATTGTTTTTTGCAAATAGTGTCAAGGCTAATTGAACACCGTCTGATGTTGCAGCAAACTTAACTGTTTGTGAAGCTGTCAATGCAGCAGCCAAGATGTCATTATCAACCTTGTTAGCGATTGCCAAGCCTAATTGTTTTGTAGATTCGCCAACAGGGTCACCATATCCAGACAATACTGCTTCATCTGTAATTTCTGTACCTTTGGCAGCTTTCTTGATAGTAACGCTCTTAGTCGTTGTACCCAGCTTATCCAATGGAATTGCTTCGCCTTCTGCAACGTCTTTTGCGTCACCAATGTAAGTGAATGCCGGGAACTTCAATGTGTCACCTGAACGTCCTTGCAGTGTTGTGTCAACACTTGCCAACGGTGTGAATCGCATTGCTTGCTTAAATTCGTATGACACGATTGGTGCCAATACTTCTGGATTTACCAAATCTGCTAGTTTTGTTAATGTGTTAGACATTTATTTATTCTCCTGTAATCTGTTTAAATTGTTCTGGGTTGCTCTTTGAGAAAGCAACACGTTCTGCTGCGGTCATAGCGTTAAATTCCACCTTGCCAATATCACCATTGATTTTTGTTGCGTCATTCTTTGGTGGGTCTTGACGTAGACGGTCTTTAACACCATCATTGATACCTTGTTGAATTGCTTGTTGTAAGCTGTCAACAACGGTTGAGATTTCATCAGCATTGCCAAGCTTCACCAACGATTCAGCTAAATCAGTAGGCAATTCACGCTCTTTCAACAGGCTTGATACGTTGACGGTTAATTCACGCTGGTTTAATTCTTTTTCACGTGCTTCAAGGTCTGCAAGGCGTTGTTTTGCCTCTTCTTCTGCCTTTTCTTTAGCGGACATTGTAGCCAACTTCTCACCCTCTGTCTTGCCTTGTTGAATCGCTTCAGCCAACTGTTTTTCAAAGTCAGCCTTTTGTTTTTCCAAGACTTTTGCAGTGTGCTTATCCATCAAACTGTCAAGTTCACTCTGCGTTAATGTCTTAGTCTCTTCGTTTTCCTGTTGATTTTGATCAACTGGTTGCGTTGATTCGATTGGTTCTGTCATGATAATTTCTCCTTTGTATTAGTCCATACACGTTGATTAGCGCTTATATTGCCCCATGCACGATTAAACCCACACACGACACGTTAACAACCCATACACGCTATGTAACAGCCTTTTAATGTCATACTTAGGACAAAATAAAAACACCAACTTTCGTCAGTGTTCAAGTTATTCATAATAAGCGGCTAAACTGCAGCGGCAATTGGGATGCATTGGGTAATTTGGTTCATGATCTATTTTATAGATACCTTGACCTCGTAAACCACCCTCTGAAGCAGCGACACAGTAGCGACATGCACGCGATTCAGCCATCCACTTGACATATTCAATGTCATTTTCACGGTAGCTGTCTTTCTGTGCTTGCCCTATCACTCGTGTAAACTCTGTTCGTGCTAATCGTTCGGTGATATACCTAGCGTTATCTTTGTATTGACCGTTTAACAAACTTCGCAAACGTCTTGCAATCACATTAGAGTTCTGTCCTTGAATGATATTGTTGGTCAGCAACACGTCTAATTCAGCTTTTAAACTGTCTGTGTTCTGCCATATTCTTTGACTAAAGTTAGCGCCATCAACTTGTGCAGCCACTATCTTAAATAGTTTAGTGTGTGACATTGGTACGACTGTTGAAGCTAGAATACCAGCCTGACGTGCCTTTTCGGCGACATACTTGTCTGATAATTCTTGTTGTAGGTCAACATCAGTATCAACACCAGCCTTAACCAGCGATAGTGCAACCTGTGACTTGAGATATTCCAGTCTATTGATACGCATTGTAGCGTTATAGACTTTCATTCTCCTGTTCACTTCGGCTGTAAAGTCTGTTTTAGCTGCGTTTCTACCTAACTTGTCACGCAGTTTGTTAGCGTATGCCACTAATCCTTTGGCTTCACGTTCATAAGCTGCAATGTCGGCAGTTTCAACAATGTTACGTTCAAAGCCACGTAATTCAAGTCTTGCATATTCGGATTCAATCTTACGTGTAATATCATCAATGGCTAAATCATACCGTCTGACAATATCATCAGTGTTCGTAGCCTTGTTCATGTATGCTTGCTCTTGTTTGAGACGGTTTTCCCAATATTTATTAGTTTGTTTCGGTCTCTGTGCCATTTGTGTCATCTGCCTTTTCTGAATCTACTTGCACGCCATAACTATCTCTAGCTTGTTGTACCTGTGTAGCCTGCTCTTGCGCTAACAAATCAGTAATTTCACTAGGGTCAGTCACGTTTGGTAAGAACTGATACAGATACTCTTGTGGCACTCTAGCGCCTGCACTAACCACTTGTGCAATGGTTGTAACGTCATCAACCGGCATGTTATCCGTAAATACAAAGCTAATCTCGTTTGGATCTACACTCATGCCACTTGCTGACAGATTTTCTAATGCTTTGATGATGTTATAGCGTTGATACAAACCGACTTCAAAAGCCTTGCGTTTGGTACTTGCTAACTCAATCGTTCCTAATACTTTATACTTCATGGCAACACCACTGGCATTACCTGCAAAGTTTTCGTCTGTTAAATCAGGTGTGTGTGAGAACTTATGAATATCATGTGCAAGCCTATCCTTGTATGCTTCTGTACCAGTCACATCATATTCTTTGTGGATATAGCCTGCGTCAACGTTCGTCTGTTGCCCTGTCATTGATACGCCAGACTTCAATAGCAACATGTTAGCCGACTTCATGGACTTCAACATTTCCATTTTGTCTTTAGCTAACTGCATTGCTGCACTCTCGTCTGTTGGGTCAATGCCGCTCATCATGCTTGAACCTTGCAACAATGTATCAATATCACCCTTGATGACAAGCATAGCGTCATTCAAATCAGTCATGTAGTTTGCTGTGTCTGATTGTGCTGCGTCATATAAATCAATTAGTGGGATAACGTTTTCAAAGTCACCAATTCTAAACTTATTGTTCTTATACTCAATCATTGGGAACACGTATAGTTCGCTTGCTTCATCTTGTACAGGTGTGCCATTAATTGATGTTGGCTGATAGCTCGTATACTCTTTCGCCGTCCACGTCTCAACACGATACTCGTTTGAGATAACATCATCATCAATGGTATCAATCAAGTGATAGCGCACCGCCATAATTGGTTGCGGATCAACATCTAGTGAGTAGATGATAAACGTTTCTAGTGGGCTTAGTGCCACACTGTGTTCAATGTCATCATGTCCTCGGTAAACATACTCATAAGCGCGTCCAAAACGTGTCATATCTAAGAATAGATCACTGTTAATCTCATCAAAGTTGTTGATGTTTTCAACTGTATCAAGTCTCGCGTCATCATCATGTTGAACAGAAATGGCATTACCAACGCTAAATGAGGTTTGGAAGTCTGCAATATATTTACCGAATGAGTGTACGGCTCTGTGGTCTGCCTTGTCTTCATCAACACGGCGGCTCTCGTGTTCTAAAATACCAACATTCAACCCTTTGTAATACTCATCTAACCTTTCAAGTCGTGGTCTCTGATACTGATTATGATGTTTGACAAACTGCATAACACGTTGTGGCGTCAGATTATCCAAGCTGTCTTGATAGATTAAATTAGCTTTTTGATTATCACTAAAAATCTTTTGCATTGTAACTCCTTTATAGTCCTAAATTCTTGACGGCTTGTGCGCGTTCTTGATAGCTCATGTAGTGATTATTTGCAACGAACATGTATTGTTCCATTGCGTATCGTAGGGCATCAATAGCGTGGTTATTTTCATCTTTCGGCTTGTTTAACCAGTTGCCCAGCTTGTCTTTGTCATACACATAAGTGTTCATCTCGCTTAATAGTCCTTTAACTCTTGGGTGGATAACATAGTGATAGCTCTGCATGTACTGCACGCCTTGAATCACACTGTCTTTACCTTTACCAGCTGTACGTAGATTGGGTACACCGTATACACTGGCTAATTCAGTTGTTAAACGCTGCTCTGCGCTATCTGCTGTGATTGGCAATCCATAAGCCTTATGTTGTGCTAATGCCTGTGCAATCATTTGTGTGAGCATACCTTGTTGATAGAACTCATCATAGACATACACAACTCTGTTTGTTTGGTCTATCGCCATGAACTCACCAGCGGTTGGATCGTGTTTAAATCCAAAGTCTAGTCCAATTGACTTAGGCAACTTAGCAATCTCTTCCATACTGAAATCTCGTTGTTCAAACAAACCATCAAACACAAGCCCCTCTGATATACCCCAGTCACCAAACACGGCAACTTTTGCACGATTAGGGTTGCGCACCACCATTTCTTTCATAGCTTCGATAAAGTCATCGTTCAGGTGGTGATTATTCTTATATGTGGTTGTAAACGATAGTGTATTGTTGCGCCTTGTATCAACATCAAAGAACTCACGCTTTAACCAATGTCTGTCACTCCATGGGTTAAATGTAATCACGTGCTGATAAAAGCCACCAATAGGCAACTCACCACGCATAGATTCAATCACAGTCTGGAATGAATCATCACTTTTTAACTCATAGGCTTCTTCCCACCAGCTACGACATATTTTTCCAACCGTTGTTGTAATTGATGTGATTTTCAAAGGGTCGTCCATTGAACGAAAGAACACCTTTTGTTGTGTTGGCTTGTAAGTTATTTCAAGCGGGCTAACGGTGAATTTGAAGTAATCATCAAGCCCCATATAATGAACAGCCCACTTAATAATGGCAAACGTACTGTCTTTCTGTGTATTCTGGAATTGTCTAACAACTAACCAATTAACATACGGATAACGCAGTATATCAATCACAACCTTGAACGCAGTCGCTACGGACTTACCACTGGCACGTGCGCCTTTCAATGCAATGTATTGCTGTTTTGATGTGTACAGCTTGTAATATGCCTTATCGACCATTTCAGGAACATCAATCACTAAATCATTCGCCATTGTTGTCCTCCTGCTCTGGTAACACGATATTCACATTGACACTACTGTTTTGCTCACCCTCTGCCATACGCTTAGCTTGTATCTGTGCCACATCGGCTTCAGCGCTCAACTTGCGTATCTGTTGCTCAATGAGTTTGTCATTGTTTGGATAACGTTTAAGTATCTCTTTCAAGGCACTAATTCTTGTCTTTAAGTCTGCTTCTTTCTCGACTTTCTCAACACTCACAGGAGTTGCCACAACGACCGTTTCTTTCTCTTCACCTCTAGCTATACTAGTAAGTAATTCAACGGCTTCTGTGTAGCTCATAACGCGTTTTGACGCTATGTCAGCCATGCACCTTTCTATGTATGCTTTTATATTAGGTTTTATTAAGTTTTCTGCCGCAATCACTGCGGCTGTTTTCTTACTATAACCAGCTTCAATCGCTGACTGCGTTGCGTTTCCAGTCTTGATATACTCATCAGCAAACTTCTTCTGCTTTGGTGTTAATTTCATGTCATTGTGTCACCTCCTTTCAAATTCACTGCGAAATAAAAAGCGCTTATGCGCTTGATTATATTTCCATATTTATTTTCCGCCGACCTTCTTCAAGTAAATTTGTTAGAACTTTATTTGCAGAATTATGAGTTGTAGATGTACAAAGCTTATACTTACCATCTTTAAAGTCACAAATTCTTGGATTATCTACGTCACAACCATCAGTTATCTCATGAAGATTATGATATATTTTCGCCCAATTCTTTTTTAAAGTATCAATCGATGCGAATTCGGGATTTAAATCCAATTTTTGAAAATCAATTATCGCCCTTCCCTTTAGTTGAAGTATAGGCTTAGAATCTACGTCTATATAATAATAACAGTCTTCTAAATTCTCGATGTTTACTTTGATTTCATTAGACATTTTTTGATAACTATCATATATTTGATCCGTTTTGCCATCGATTAAATCATTGTTTTCCGGCGAATTAATATACTTTTTCAAAATTACATTAAAGTCAATTACAGCTTTTGCTATTTTTTCTAGGCTTCTAATGTATTGAAACATCCAAAAATTACGTTGTTTTGCGTTTTCTTTTTGTCTTGAGTGCTCAACTGTTAATAAAGTGATAATACCAGATGTCACTATCCCAACCACAGAACCAAAAAACTGCATTTTGTCTCCTGCATCTGCTGCTGAATATTTAGTCAAAACAAGAACGACTGCTACGGTAAAACAGAAACCGGTGCCAATAATAGAGAATAATAACTTTTTATTCATCTTCCAACCTCCAATAGCGTAATTATACTACTAGAGAGACGTGGTTTGGATTAGAAATTATCGAAACGCTTAGACATCTTCTTCAACTTCTGTTTGCACGTCAATCAATTTGATTTTCATAATTTTCTCCAATAAAAAAACACCCGTTAAGGTGTTAGTGTTTGTTACCTAAAACTCACGCATATGTTTTTGGTAATTAATATTCTTATTCTCAAACAGCTCAGAACGCGCCTTTTGACGCTGCAATGTTCCCCGTTTTTTTGGCATCTTTTTTTGTCGTGTATTTACTTCTGCCGATCGAGTGGACCGCCTAATAAGTCTCAAATCGTCTTCATTCATGATGTTCTCCAAATAAAAAAATCAAATGTGACTAAAATCTATTTTATCACAATTTCTTTGGTTATGTACGACCGGCAGGCAAGCTGGTCATTAATTTGTGTTTGCGTTTCCGCAATGTGAATGCTTAGAAAGATAAAATCCACTAACAAGTTACCGGATTGTAGAAAAGAAACATTCAATCTTTTTTCAATGGTCAACGCGATGACCAATATGAACGGCAGGACTCGAACCTACAACTGCTCTGATACTCAGGTTGTTTTACCATTAAACTACATTCACCCACAGAAATCACCTAACTAGTATAAAGCAACGGGCTGCAATCTTTTTACACGAGTTACCGTGATTGAAAGAGACATTATGTCGCTATGGTGATAACTGTAATATGCTTTTAATGGTTGAGCAATAACCATCTTGTGCTTTTACCTAGGATAAACACTAACCAATGGACAGGGCAAGGAATCGAACCTCGCACTTGTACACATCGTATCCCCCAAGATCTACGTTGGAATCGAACCAACTCGCGTATGTGTCTCTCATATATAGCGTCTGCCTATTCCGCTACATGTCATAATGATAGATATTCCAACCTATCGTATTTTTACATACACAGTGGCTTTTTCCGAAGCGTGTGAACGTTGCTTTTAATGGATAAGCAATAACCCTGTTTCAAATTATCTGATGATACAAATATAGCACCGTTTTTATGCATAAAAAGTCAGAAAACAGCTTGCAATATACATCTGTCTATAATACTGCCCCTAAAATGTGCTTAACCTCAACCCGCCAAGCTTTTGCTGTACTCTCACCAATGTGAAATTGCTGTGCTACCTTTACCCACGTGACAGACTTACTTGCATAATAATACGCAACTACTTTCTGCTTGTCAGGTTCAAACGTGGCTATCCAACGCTCAACGTCTTCCTTTTGCTTAACCAACGTCTGTAGTGTCTTATCGCTTTCCAAGCGTATCATCATGTCGTCTAGCGGCCTTGCATGTTTATTAAGCGCTTTACCACCGCCGATGTTTTCATCGGTTGGCCCACGATCGTTTCGCAACTCATATTCGCGTTGTCTAATTTTTAAATCGAGACGACCAGAGAAGTAGTCTCTCAAAATGCTATCAACTCTATCCGCCATGTTGCCCTTTCTAGTCCACTGGTACTGCCCTTCCAAATTTAAACAGCTTCAACTGTTGTTTCGTCTCTTTAATCAATTCATTCATGGCTGCTTGTGCGTCAATCAAATTACCGTATGACTTAACCGATGTCTGCCACTCGTCATTATCTGTCTTGCGGAAACCAACGATGTATACTTCTATGTCTATGATTTTCATGAATCTCCCTCCTAAATGTTATAATGTTAAAAAACGATTGGATAACTAAGCATGACATTACAATTACTTCACGCTTTAATTTATTTGATGATTGTTCTACTGCTGATTACTCTTCTGATTGGCTTTTTAATACATAGTCATGGCACGAAAGTAATTTCTATTTTTGGTATAACGGTGCAAGTATTGCTTCTCGTCTACATAAATAATTATTTGAGTTGAGTCACGTTTCGCCTCTTTAATCACTCGTCCTCCACTGGTAACTGCACCGCTTCTGTTAGTGGGTTAGTCCATTCTTCTGCTTGCTCTTTGGTGTCAAATTGTGTGGCGAACTTTAATCTTAATTCGTCATAAGTTGGCGTTACATAGTCTCCGACTTCTAAATATGAGTAAAAGCCGTTGTTTTGTAGTTCCTTACTTCTCACACACCACTTCATATTAGGAACATTGCCGATGTCATCAGGACTGATACGGTCGGTGTCGTCGCTCCATTCTGCAGTGTATTTATCTGCTGGCAACACTCTGACGTGTCCGTCTGATGTGTGGACGAAGTAAGTATCTGGTTGTGCAGGCAATTCAGTACCTTGATAGTCGAAACCAAATTCTATTTTAGTAACAGTAATCTTGTCGTCACCAATTACACCTTCATAACCGCCTCGTAAATCGTCAACCATTGCACCAACACCAATATAGTAGGGTACATATACAGGTTGGTCGCTTGTTCGTTCGACATAAAACGTTCCCAAACCCACGCTCTGTAAGCTAACTATTTTCATCTCGTCAACCTCCTAATAAACGTGTGGTTTAGAGTGCAAAGCAGTGTGTAAATGCTTTAAAGACGGTAATTCAAAACGTAAACCACAGCTATAGCACTTAAACCCAACACCACCAAATAAATAGCCGTCATATTCAGTAGATGTTTGATGACATCTAGGGCATTCAAAACCAGCCCATTGAGAATAAAACACCTTCTGCTTTTGACGTTGACCAAAACTTCTAGAGATCATTTTGGCTTTTTTATCCCACTGTGTATAAAACTTTCGTTTCCTGATTCGCTTATTTTTTACCATGAAATTAGCTTCTCCCTACTACTATCTTCATCTCATCACACTTTCTAAATTTCAATCATCTTGCCGTGATTATCTAACACGAAGAATCTACCAACTTTTTCACGGTACAGATAGCTGATTCTTTTAATAATCGTGTCACGTAGTCGCTGACGATAGTGTGGGTTGTCATATTTTGGATCGTAGCGCTTAACCCAATCAGTGTCAGCTAATTCTTCCAACTTATACGAATACGCCTTGTTAGCGTCTTGCGTAATGTTATTCAGGAAGAAATACTCATTTTTGATTTGAACGATATATCCTGATTTATTCATTCCTTTTCCTTCCACCTGTTGCATTCGCTCCCTCAAACGTGTCGAAAGTTTCAATTGTATTGCCGTCAAGTCTCACGTCATATTTCATGTGTTGCCTCCATTTCATAAATTTCAAGTCGCGGATTCAACTTATCAAGATAGAAATCATGATCAAATCCGCCAACGTTTTTAACATTGTCATTTTCTAAAAATGCTTTTCCGCGTAGCTTTGCTGTCTGCATGCCGTCAAAGATAAACTTTTGTGTAAATGCCCAGTTGTCGGGATCAATGCGCCGGTCTTCTAAGTACCAATCAAACTTCAGCTTAGCTGGCCATGTGAATAACACGTCATCTACCATGGCTTGCAGAAACACACCGCGTGCATAAGCTGTTCCAATACGTTTTAGTTTTGCAGCAATGTATTTGCTCTTGCGTTCTGTTTCAATATATTTATTCAAAGTTAGTGGCTTCAAATGTGTGAGATCAAGCGTGACTTTGTTCAATCCGAATATTTGTTGACCCAAATCGTCTTCCTCCGCTTTCTAGTTGCTGGATAATCTCGTCCGTGACGTGTACACCATTCACGTGGTACTTACTCTTGAATGCCGTTAACCCGATCTTGTGCAATTCCATGTGGTGTATGTGGCTCAGACTAAATACCGTGTTATCCACATTGCTAATCTTGTTTCGATCACGTCCCATGCCGACTGCATGCTCACCGTGAGCCAGCTCAACTGGTCGTGAACCATCAATGACATCAAAGCCTTCCATCAATGCCCGATACTCCCAATGCGCTATCTCTTCTGGTTCTAGTGCATCCAGTGGCATAAAACTTAGTGGCACGTTATGATCAGCTACAAAGTCCAACATGAACGTGATCAATCCGGCCGCTACTGATTTCTCGACATCACGTAACGAAAACTCATCTAATTCTTGCCAATATTCATATGAGAGCTTGAACCATTGTTTGACAAATTCTGGTGCATCGCCTGACCACTTTGAAATGTCATTGAACATTGCGTAAATGAACCGTCGTTGCTTAGCACTGATTTCACGGTCATCTCTCACTTGGATTTCAATCAATGTCTGATTAAACAGATTGAATGTCGACTGAAATTTATTCGCGTCTTCTTCATCACGAAACCTGAATGTGATGTCTCGTCCATCTTTCTTGATCGGGTATGCCTGAAATTCTTTCATGGCATACCTTCTTAGAATGGTAGTTGTGAGTCATCAAATTCCATTTTGCCGTTGTCGCTATTTGCAAATGGATCAGCATTATTCATTTGGGTCGGTTGTTTAGTTGCCCCACCTTTCGGTTCCAATAGGTCAAAACTTGTGGCGTTTAATTCATTAACGTAGACACGTTGTCCGCTGTTGTTTTCATAATTTCGTGTCTGCCATTCGCCACCCATACCGACAAGTGATCCCTTATGTGTAAAATTCGCAAAGTTTTCTGCGGGTTTCCCCCACATAACGAAGTTGATGAAGTCTGCATCTGGTTGACCTTCCGACTTAAACCGCCGATTAACCGCAATAGATCCGCTGGCCACTGCTTTACCCGATTGTGTGTAACGCACTTCAACATCTTTTGCTAGTCGTCCTGTTAAATTAACTTGGTTCATTTGCTTTTTCCTCTGCTTTCTTATGCCACTCAGTGACTTTTGCTAGTAATGGTTTGTAATTTTCTTCTGTCACAAACTTAAGTGCCGAAACGTTTGCTGCCTTTAGCGTAAATGTCATCATGTCTTGTCCGCTAAGTTGTGATGTATCTGCGATCAGTTTTTCAAGCAACGTAACTTTTTCTTGTGAGATTGTCCTAGGCGTGGCTGGCTTGCGATTTGAGCCACCTGCACCGTTACCGTCATCATCAACATCACTTGCTATCCCAAATGCCATAGACAAGCTATAACGCCTTGCATACGTCAAAGCTGATCCTTCTGCCTGCGCTGAGTTTGTCCCACGATTGCCAAGGTCGTCAGCAACTTTTGAACCTTTTAAGTCCAGCGTTGTGTCGTAACCAATAATCCGAGTGATCATGTGGTCGTCTTCAACAATGTTTGTGAAAAAGAACTTTGCGCCAGATACTTTACGCGCTTTAACGATCGCATTGATAACCGCATCTAATGTCACGTAGCTCGATTTAAACATTGGATTACTAGCATCTTTTTTAGGTTGCTCAATATTGTTCTGTGTTTCAGCAAGCGCTTCATACAGATTGCTAAATTCGGTCATTTCTCACCCCTGAACGCAATACCGTTCGCTTTCATGTAGTCTGCCAAGCTGTTAAGCTGTTCACGAGTTGCACCGATAATATAGAGTGTGCGATCGTATGTCTTTTCAACAACTGCTTGTGGTGCCTGAATCACTTCACCATTTTCATCAACTAGCTTGTCGCCGACTTGCCGTACATTTTCTGCACGCGCTTGTTCTGCCTTTGCTACAGCTTCGCTGTGGGCTTGTTCAGCAGCAAGGCGTGCTTCTTCTCGTGCCTTCTTTATTTCGTCATCACGGTGCATCTGCGCTTTGATGTCTGCAAAGTCTCTTAGCCCCAACATTGAGAGATATGGTGTTGGATCAATTCCTAATCCACTTGCTTCAATCTCAATCTGGTTTGTTTGCAATGCTAACAATTCATCATCTTTTTTCAGCTGAACAATTTGAGCATCAATTTCTTTGATCATATCGTTTCTGCTATATGTCTTATTGAGCCACTTCTCATTGAATTGAATGCGGGCCCAATCAACGCCTTGATCGTTAGCCAATGCCGTGACATCATTCATCACAACTGCCTTGCGACGTTCTTTGCGTTCATTTTCGACTGGTAACATTTGGTCTTTCATCAAGTCAGATGCTGCTTTACCCGCCTTTTCAATCAACATCATCTTTGGCTTAATCTCAGCCCAGTTACCCAATAATTCCTTTTCAATCTTTTTGCGTTGATCAGCAATATCCTTGACGGTTGCATTCAACACTGATCGCTGTTGCTTTGCTGTGTCGTAACTTTCTTCCGACACTGGAAACTCACGATACTTGGCTAACATCTTGTCGGTATTTGCTACTAAATCATCAAGATTTGGTGCTTCAATAACGGCTGGTGTTAACTTTGTTACTTGTAGGTTGCTAACCACTACATCATTTGTCATTTGCTATTCTCCGTTTTCCTTGTTAGAATTACGGTATAAATTACCCTGATAAGTATTTATACCTACGTCTGACGGTTGCACCCGTTAGGCGTTTTTTCTGTTCTCATATCAATTAACGTCTGAATTGATACTGGTGATGCTTCCCACACTGACTTGATTGTAAAATCTGATGTTTTCTCTACATACTTCATCATCTCTATAAGGCCACCGTTTGCCTTTAGACGTTCGCCCAACTCTTGGACATCTATTTGTACATAACTACGTCCCTCATCTGTTGTGCGAACTCCCAGTGCCTTTAAACTGATAGCTGACTTAACATACTCTCCTATCCATTTGTCCATAGCTTATCCTTTTAGAAATTTAGGTACTACGGCTTCACGCTTCTGTCTACCATAGCCATTTGTCTGACGTACCTCTGGTGTGAAGTCGTATTCATCTTCCCAACCAGATTGGTGGAACCAAGTCGAACCTTGCTTAATGAATTGCTGTGGGGTTTGTTTAGCTTTGATCTGTTTCAAATACTCTTCAAGTTTTGATTTAATCAATTCAGGATCAATACCTGCTTTAATTGCTTTATCAAAATCTTTCTTGGCATTCGCTTTACCAGATTTCTTTGGATAGAGTTTCCAAATGGTTTCAAACATTTGATCACGTTCTGATTTTTGAATACGTGTGCTGTCGGGTTCGTCAGAACCGGACAATATATCTTTCCTATCCTTACCTAACCTATCCTTACCTAACCTAACCTTACCTAACCTATCCTGTGCGGACATTTGGTTGACAATTGGTTGCACATTGGTTGACATTTGGTTGCCAAGGTAATAAGCACCGTCTATATCAACGTTTAGAAGACTTTTTTCTGAACGATAGATGGTCGGTTTAATTCTGTCTTTACGTATTTTGTTGTTTAGATTCCAATCTTTTACAACGCTCACGCCGTTCTCAAACATGATGATGAAACCTTTTGCTTTTAGTAGCGATAAATCATCGCTATTTGCACCGTAAGCACGGCTCAACATCTTAGCGTTACCGATAAAACCTTCATCGTCAGCCTCCATTCCCAAGTGGAAATAGAGCAACTGACTAGACATCGGCATATCTACAAACGTGTCGCTAGTTGTAATTTCCTTGCTGAACATTCTTCGTTGTGCCACTTATTCGACTTCCTTCTTACTTCTAAATTCGTCTAAACTGACGTCTAGTGCATCAGCAATTTTTTCCATTGTTGAAAATGTTGGTTCAGTTCTTTGGCCAGATAAAAGCGGGTATAGCGCTCCAAAACCTATGCCAGCTTTTTTCGCCAGCCAGTATGCCGTGTTCCCTTTCTCGTCTAGCTTTTCTTGTATTTTTTCTGATAGTGTCAAGCCCATTTATTGTCCTTTCTTTTGTTATTCATTCGAGATACAATATGAGCAAATATTCCCTAGTATTTAATTTAATATGAATGAATGTTTGTAAATTTGATAGCAGCCGATTATCCAAATTGCTGCAGAAGGAGAAATATATAATGGCATCCGAGATTACACACGTGAGAGTAGATAACGAATACAATGGATCAGAAGACCACATCTCAGAAGTGAAACTTTCAAATGGTTTAGTTGAGAGCGTTCATCAAGTGGTGCGGTACATCGATATCAACTTAGAGTATTTTTTCACTGATCATTTGGGAAGCAAAGCTCAGGTTGAATCTGTTCATCCAACTGGCCGTCAAGCATACATCCGAACAAAACCTAACCAAACAACTACAGATAATTTGCTGAGTTTGCCTATATTTTAATGAAATGCCTCACTTTTTATGTGAGGCTTTTTGTATGACTTCGAATCCAAAGTTCATCGTTACCGTTTTGTCATTGTTTTCTTTATTCGATCTTGTGTAACTTTGTAATTCAAGTTCACCTAGTACCAAACCTTTTATTAAACTAATTAACTGTTCCATATTCACATTTCCTTTCTAAAATTGTCAGTCGACAACCCTTCTGATTAACTGAACGCTAAGACTTTCACGTTTTTTCATCAGCTGGCTGATTTTCAAATCCAAGAGTTGAAGACAGTCGTCAACTGCAAGCTGTGCTTCCTTTTCGGTGTCGAAGTCTTCCTCTTCTTCGGTGTAATCAACTTCACTGATTAACGTGGCTTTCCAACTGACGTTTTGATATGCTGCGTCTGGCTTATAAAAATCTACTGCGTTTTGTACGTTCATATCGTTCCTCATCTTTCCTAACTTGATAGCCAAGGTTGTAGGCTAGATAAGCTACTGCTCCAATCACGAATAGAAAACCGCCGAATTGTACTGCCCATAATGCCATGTGTTACCTCCCTGACTTCTTATCAAGCCAATACTGAATTGCTGTTCCCCAGTACATGACTAGATTGCCACTTTGCACATAAGGTTTCGGAAAACTTGGATCATTTCTGAAATGGTTATTGAACGCCTTTCTGCTAATGTTCAAATGGTCTTTGTCAATCACTTCTCCAAGCGAATATCCTCTACTTTCAAAACCTGCCATTCGTGCCTCCTTAATGACTCAAAAACTTGTTGATGAAGTACTGTTGACCTTTTCCAGTAACCTTTGGCGTTTTAGTAGTCACGTTCACACCATTGGAATTGATGTGGTTATGTTCCTTGATTTCAAACAGCTCGAGTTCCATGCTGCGCTGTGTTGGCATGTTATAGTCCGTACCCTTTCGGCGAATTAAATACCCTTTTTCACGCAGCCAAGTAAACAATCGATTAGCGCCGATTTCAACGCCGTTTTGCTTTAGCAACTTAGCTAACTCGCCAACCAAAATGCTTGTTTGGCTTGCGCTTACGGCATCTGCGAACAAAGCCTTTGGTTTCATTTCTGAAATCTGAATGTCTTTCGCTTTCAATTGTTCGCCCGCTTGGATAAGTAAGTCCGCCAAGGTGTCGTTTGGGCGATTGATAAGTGCCTCCGCTTTTTCGTTGGTCATATAAGTTCCGTGCTTACGAATGGCTGGCAAGACTTCAGACGTGACCCAATCTTGAAACTTTTCGGCCGTTTCGTTGTTAGCCTTGATTGCTAACTTGTAGAATTGCGGTTCAGTGATGAAATCACCCTTGTTGATTTTTCCGCCAGATGTGGCGGAAAGCTTCAAATATTTATTTACTCGTTCCCAACGAACGTTTTCATATCCATGAGATGTGTCAACAATTCCCAATCCGATTGCTGCTGACTCTGCATCGAACAATACTTGTCCGTTTTCTTCTTTGACCTTTAGGTTGTCAAATACCTGTACTTCTAATGTCATATACTCATCCTTCTAAATTGTGTTAATATTTATTAAAAAACGAGGGGATCAAAATGTACTATTTTGAAATTTATAAAATTTCTTTGAAAGTGATTAACGAATTTAATCCTGACGACTTTCAAAGCTTTATTAATGAATCTTCCAAACTGCAAGCCGTTTCCGACTTACGCGCAACAGCATCTAGTGATGAAGAATTAATTAAAGATTTTCAAGATGTCGTAACTAATCTAATGTCTGACGGTTTAGTGCGCGGAGACGTAATACCTACAAAATCAGGTAATATATTTTTAATCGAAGGTTTAACTACCATTGGACATCAATTCTTAAATAATCTCGAACAAGATACCTTCTGGAATAAATTAAAGTCTGTCGCTAAAGAAGAAGGCATACCAACCACTCCCACAGCTATAACTAGAACAATTTCCAAATTACTTTTTTAATTGTTTGTCCTCATACGAGGCAGCGAAAAATTCTATTCGAACTCTTACTGTTTCGCTATTTAATTGTTCGTATTCGACAGCGCTCACAAACTCAATTTTCTTTCCGTCTATATACACGCCATCGTTTGTTTCCACAACATTCTGACGAGGTATTGGAAATAATTGTCTCGCTATTTTTTGAAATCCATTCTCGAATTCACTCGTATTTTGATGACATCCAGAAAGTCTATTTAATGAACCAAGTCTTTCACTAATAGACCTCTTTTTGTTTTTAGCTATTGAAGTAAGATACTTAAGTTCTTTCTTTGATAGCTTTTCTTTTTCCATAATTATCTCCTTATAACCAACCTTCGCCGTTGTAGTCTGTGAACTTGAACAATTTGTCCAAATGTTCTTTAGCTGCGTCACCTGTTGCTGCACCAGATAGTAGTTGTCGAACATATGATTCTGACTTACCAATAACTGGCGCTAACATACGAGGCTTTAAACGCTTCTTTTTCAAATGAAGTGAGAACTTAAATCGTTCTTCTTCAAGTGTTTGAATTGCTTCTTGTACGCTCATGCTTTCCTCCTTGTATTGTTTACTGTGAAAATGTTTGTAAGTTTAACTTTACAAGTCTAATAAGTTGGACTATAATGACAAAGTAAACACATCAAAATAAACGTTGTTATTGCTTATCCCTCAGCCAAGATTGATAAATATAACTGTTTTTTTGTTTGCGCTATTAACTTACAAGAATAAGTATAGTACAACAAGTTAGACTTTGCAACACTTTTTTCTAACTTGTTAAACTTTTCTTGTTCTTTAAAGGAGAAACCCTGATATGACACTATTATCTCGAACAAAAGAAATTGCTAAAAAGCGTGGGATGTCCATGGAATCGTTGGCTAATAAAGTCGGAATTTCAAAATCAGGCATTTATCAATGGGATAAACACGAACCAAAACCCTCTACCATACAAAAGGTCGCAGACGTGCTCCATGTATCAACCGACTACCTATTAGGGCGTACTGATGAGATGAACTACAGTAGCATATCTGAAAACAAACAGATTGATTTGAAAGATGCACTAGATGATGAAATAATGTTAGCCTTTGATGGTCGCGATATACCTGAAACAGATAAAGTGAAAATTCGTGAGTATATCGAACTCCTAGACTTAAAGCGTAGGAGCGAACATGAATGAGACTAAAGTATTTTGATACAGATATAACGGATAGCCTTCACAAATTAGCTTCCGATAATCATATAATTGTCGAAAATGTATACGACCTTTCTGCGGAAACCCCTGATTTTTCAATAGTTCGTAGACAAGGTGTTTTCATGAACAAAAACTTTGATACTAATGTCAGCCTTAATTTTAGATTGGCTCACGAACTGTCTCATCTCATATACGGCAATAAAGATATTCAAAAGATTTACACTTTTTCGGAATTTGGTCACAGGCATGAGGAACTTCTCGCGCACAGAAATGCAATACGTATGTTAATGTCTATCGAAATGCCAACTACCGTTAATGGTTTTATGGAATATTACCATGTTCCTTCTTGGCTTGAACACTACGCAAATGAAACATTTAAGTCTCTTAGCGTTGTAGAATAGGTTTATGTGCTAAGCGTCCACATTAAAAAGCTAAGAGATTGGGAGATTTTGTATGTCGTCACTATTTTTACTAATTTTTTTAGCGTCAATAATTTGGTTTTTTATCGCACGAAGAAAAGATAAAAAAACTGGTGGTAAAACCGCCAAAAAAACCTGGTATATATTAATCGTTGCAGCTATATCGTTTGTGTTAATAGGCTTAACTGGTAAAAATCAGTCGAAAGAAACAAATGCAAATTCGCAACAATCTGTTAGCAAAGAAAATAGTTCTAAAGTTGTTAAAAGCTCTTCTAGCAGCGTTTCAAAAACAAGATCGTCCTCAAAAAGTAGTTCTAGCGTAAAAACGGCATCTTTGAAGTCAAGAATCAATTCAGCCCTACTAAAAAATTTGACAGAAGACCAAGGATTTGCAAACGGAACACTTGATGAAAATGGTAAGCCTCTGCCGAATGGTGAAACAAGAACACCAAATGACACTTTCGCATGGTCTAAAAGCATCTCGAAAATGGCCTACTATGATGCAGGAAGTGACGCAATAAAAGTCTATTTCACAGAAGACGCAATGAACGACCTTAGCAAATCAGAGGGTCTCAAAGTAGCGCAATCAGCGCAAAGCATGGCGGCTGGTACCTTGTTTAGTAATGTTGCGATTTCGGAAAAAGAACAAAATAAAATAGAAAAAATGTTTAGTTTAGATGCTACACACAAAATGAAGCCATATATTGTTTTGTGTGATAACAATGGTAATGAAATTGCAAGGACAAGTGCATGGGACAACCAGTTTAAATCTAAAGATTTTCAATAGACTTAAAAATAAAACAAAAAAGCACACCCGACCGGCTAAAGTTAAGGGTGTGCTAAGAACTATAACAAACGCACGGGGCGTTCTATTAGATTATAACAGATATAAGCCCCCTTTTTAAAGGAGGTTTTTTTATATGGCATCAATATATAAACGTGGTAAGACTTGGACGGCAAGCGTGTCTGTCCCTATTAACGGTGTTTATAAGAAAAAAACCAAGTCGGGTTTTACGACAAAAACAGAAGCTAATAGATGGGCTGTTGAAATTGAAAGCCAACGGAACAACAGCACCCTACCAACCAAAGATGGCATCATATCTGAAATGTTTGAAGAGTGGTATTTAGTGTTTAAAGAACCTCAATTACAGACTCATAGTAAAGCTTGGTACAAAGCAATCATTAAATTGTTAGACAATGAATGGCCCAACCGATTACTATCAAGCATATCGACAGCTGACTTTCAGAAATTGATAAATGAATATGGAAAAACTCACGTTAAGTCTTCAGTTTCCCACATTAAAAACATAATCAGCGCATTCGTAAAATATGCCGTTGATGAAGACTTTATTTATAAAGACTTTGCTAGAAACGTAAAAACATATTCCAACAAACCAAGCAAAGATAAGTCACTCAAATTTCTTGAAAATGAGGAGTTAACTAAACTATTAAATTCAATCAAAGATAATGATGCCGTGTCTAGCCGTATGATTATAGTAGCGATCTACACAGGGGCTAGATTTTCTGAGATTGCTGGACTAACGAAAGATGATATTGACTTAGAAAAAGGCATAATAGACATCAATAAATCATGGGAAGCCAGTGAACTTGAATTCAAATCAACCAAAACTATTACATCAAATAGAGTTGTCGACCTCCCCCGATCTTTCATTGAAATCGCTAAAAACTGGACGTTTGGCACACGTTTTGCTTTTGAAAGCACAACAGGACTGCCGCCATCAAACAACGCCGTAAATAAGCAGCTGAGGCGCTACTTGGAAAACAATGGATGCAAGCTCATTACCTTCCACGGTCTGCGACATACTCATGCCAGTTATCTTCTTTCAAAAGATATCGCTATTCAATACGTGAGCGAACGATTAGGTCATGCAGATGTCAATATTACATTAAGTACCTATGCTCACTTGCTGGAGAAGAAACGTAATATCGAAACAAAGAAAACACTAAATGAGTTAGATAGGTTGTAG